GAGTACCTTTTGAAGATGAAGATACAAAAATTAATACTCTTGAAGTAAGAACAGAGTCAAGACCTTTACCTGTTCCATTCGACATTGACGCTATAAAAGTTTTAAAAGTTAAGTAAGGAGGGGCTGTATGAAATTAAAAGTTAAACAATCACTGATTTACTGCGGAATAGTTTATAATCCTGGCGAAGTGGTGGATATTTTAGAATCAGATATTATAGAAAGAGTTAAATCCCTTGAACTTGTAGAAGCTGAAGAGGTAGTAGAAAATGAAGAGATAATAGAAACTGAAAATCTTGAAGAAGCTACTGAAGAAAACACAGAAGTTGAAGAAACTACTAAAAATTCAAAAAAATCTAAAAAGGTTTAATTATGGGATTTAAAGAAGAAGTAGCTAGCGATATAGTAGATGTTTTTCTAAATTTGGAAGAGTTTGGAGATACACATACTATAGGAAAAAAAGAAACTGTCTGTGTTATCGACGAAGAAAGATTTCAGAATAAGCAAAGAAATAGAACTAAATCTTTAGAGAACGAAGGGCTATTTATCGAAGGTATGACACTCTTTATAGAAAAGTCCTTCTTTAAATACCCACCTCATTCTGGAGAAAAAATCTTAGTAGATGGAGTTAGATATTTAGTGGAAGAAACTAAGGAAGATATGGGGCTATTGGAAATAGACTTAACGAGGTATGATGAAAAATGATAGGAGTTAAAGTTGAAGCTACAGGAATAAATGAAGTTATCAATACTCTTGGAAAATGCGAGAGTGAGTTACCAGGGTGTATTTCAAGGGCTATTAATCGTTCACTTGAAATGGTAAAGACTGAGCAAATCAGAAAGACAACGGAGTCTTATTTTGCACAAAAAAGTAAATTGCTTAGTAGTGTTAATATCTTTAAGACTAGTAAAAGCAATTTAACTGGATCTATCATAAGTAGTGGTAGAGTAATAGGGTTAGACCATTTCAAGCTAAATCCCAAGACTAGAGCAAAAGGAAAAATAGTTCAAGCTGCTGTAAAAAAAGGCGGGTATAAAGCTTTACCAAACGCTTTTATAGCATACAAGAGTGGACATCTAGGAGCTTTTGAAAGAACGGGTAAATTCATTACAAAAAATGGTAGAAAAAGAGAGACTATTAAAAGACTAATGTCAGTTTCAGCACCTCAAATGCTTGGAAATTTATCTATTTTAGAATATCTACAAGGCTATGCTGACGAAAAATTCAAAATGAGATTAGAACATGAGATAAATAGGGTGATAGGGATATGATTGTTGAAGTAGAGCAACTTGTATTTGATTTCTTGACAAAGAAATTGAAAGATAAGAAAGTTACAGTATATCATGGGTTGTTGCCAGAAATTAATCATGAAGATAGAGAAGAAGGAAAGAGCGAGAAAGACCTCTTTCCTTTTGCTATTTTAAGGGTTACTAAGTTTGAGCAGACAAGAAATGGAATTGATAACTATGATGTACCAGTAGATTTAGAAGTGTGGATAGGCACTAAAATGGAAGATGAGAAAGATTATTTAAGCAACTTATCTATTGGAGACTATTTGAAAAAAGAGTTTCTAAACGAAAGTACAGTAGATGGAAAATTTGCTGTGGATCAATCATATCCATTTTCTATAGAGTACTTTACTGCAGAAGCAGAGCCTTATTTTTATTCTGTTTGTAGATTTAGAGTATTTGGAGTACCTGACGCATCAGAAGTAGTTGAGAGAAAAATAGCAAAACTACTTGGAAGGGGATAGTATGAAAACATATATTTACGTGGGTAAAAAGCTAGATTTACCTGAGTTTCTCTTTGTAAGAGGGACTGTGTATTTTGGAGAAGAAATTGAGAAACTTATTGAGAAATATCCACTACTTGGGAGATTATTAATTCCTGTGGAAGAGTATCCAAAAATCAATAAGGACTATCAATATTTTAATTCAATAGTAGATGAAATAATAGGAGGTAGAAATGTATAAACATGGTACATACCAACAAGAAGGGGCTACAGCCTTTCAATTACCTGTGGTTTTAGATTATGGGCATTTTATAGTTGGAACAGCACCAATTCATAAAGTTAAAGCAGAAAACAGAAAAGTCAATGAAGTAGTGAGAATAGGAACATATCAAGAAGCTATCCAGTACTTTGGAGATACTTATGATTTAGATTTCTCTATATCACAAGCTATCAAAGTTTTCTTTGAGTTGTATGCGGTTGCTCCACTTTATATAGTTAATATCTTAGATTTAACTACACATAAATCAGAAAAGAAAACACTTGCTAATAAAGCACTTGAAAAAGGAAAAGTATTAATTCCTAGTCACAAGGTAATCCCAGAATCTGTAGTAGTTAAAAATGCAACAGGTAAACAAGTTATATCAGATGCAAGAACTGTTTACACAGCGGAAGGATTAGAAATTTATGCAACTGTAGCTGGAAATAATGTAGATATAGAATACGAAGAAGTAGACTTATCTAAGGTTACAAAAACAGAAGCTATCGGTGGATTTGATAGTACAACAATGAAAAGAACAGGGCTAGAATTAGCAAACGAAATTTTCTTGAAATATAGTGAATTACCTGCTTTTATAGATGTTCCTGATTTTTCTCATGAAAGTGATGTTGCAGCTATCATGGAAACTAAAGCTAAAACACTGAATGGTGGGATGTTTGAAGCTATAGCATTGGTAAATGCTCCAGCTGATAAGAAGTATAACGAATTGGTTGAATGGAAAGAAACTAACAATGTTTTAAGCAATGACCAAGTATTGTTATATGGAAAAATAAAACTTGCTGGAGAAATTTACTATCAATCTATACACTATGCAGCTTTATCTATGAAAGTTGATGGAGAAAACAATGGAGTTCCAAGTCAAGGACCTTCTAACTATTCTTACAAAATGGACGCTTTTGTATGGAAAAATGCAAGCGGAAAATATGAAGAGGTTAGATTAGATAAAGAGCAACAAGCCAATTTCTTAAATAAAAATGGTGTTGTTACTGCTATCAACTTTAAAGGTTGGAGATGTTGGGGTTCTGAAACAGCTAAGAATCCTTTAGCAACAGACCCAAAAGACAAGTACATCTATGGACGTAGAATGTTTAAATACATTGGAAATGAACTAGTTATATCATATTTTAATAATGTGGATAAAAAGTTTAGTTTAAAAATGGCTGAAACAATGAAGAAATCTATGAATATTAGATTAAATGCACTTGTTGCTGCTGACCAACTGCTATCAGCTAAAGTTAATTTCTATGCTGAAGATAATAGCTTAATAGATATCATAAATGGAGACATTACTTGGACTATAGAGCTTGGAATAATTCCAGGAGCTAAATCTATAACTTTCAAGAAAGTTTATGATGTTGATGCATTACAAAAATTTGCTGAAAGCTTAACAGCTTAAAAAGGAGGGAAATAATGGGAAGAAAACAAATACCTAATGCTCTTATAGATGCTGAAACATATTTTAATGGTTCAAATAACCTTGCTGGAATATCAGAAGTGGAATTGCCTAACATTGAGTATGACACAGTCACATCTGAGCAAATGGGGTTAACTGCTGAATTAGAAGTTCCTTTAATGGGGCACTTTAAGAAATTAGAAGCTAAAATCAAAATGGATTGTGTTGATGAGTCAGTACTAGAAATCAACAATGAGAAATCTATTCTGATTGAATGTAAAGGTGCAGCTCAGGCCATGAACAGAGAAACACACAGTGCTGATGTTTATGGAATAGATGCAACTTTCAAAGGTTTAATCAAGAAAATGGACGGGCTAAAAATGAAGCCTAGCGGAAAATTAGAAACATCTATAGACTTATCTGTGACATATTTCAAGCTTGAAATTGGTGGAAAAACAGTTGTAGAGATAGATGTACTTAACAATGTAAATGTAATTCATGGACTTGCTAACCAAGCAGTTAGAAAATACTTAGGATTAAATTAAGGAGGACTTAAATGAAAGTAAAGTTATCACAAACATATAATTTCGGTGGAAAAGAATTCAATGAACTAGATATAAATATTGAAGAAATGACAGGAAAAGATTTTATGCTATGCGAAAAAGAATTCAAAGCAAGAAATAAAGAAGCTGGAGCTGTAAAAGAACTAGAAGACTCTTGGGCTATAACTGTAGCAGCTAAATCAATTGGAGTTAAGTATGGAGATTTACTTAATCTTATATCTATAGACTACTTGAAAGTGGTGAACGGGGTAAAGCGTTTTTTGAGTCAAGGTTGGGAAGACAAAGAGGCTCAGAAGGATACTACAGAGGAAGTAACAGAGGAAACTGGTGCTTAATCTATCTGGATATGATAACAGAGCTTTTAAGAGTTCTTAATTATTTTAAAGTTAATGTAAGCTACGATTCTATGTTGGATTGTAGCTTATATGAACTTGACTACTGGATAGCTAGAGCTAATAAATTTGTAGAAGAAGAGGAAGAAAGACAAAATAAAGAAGATTAAAAAAAGAGGCTATGACTAGCCTCTTATTCGTTTTCTTTTATAAAATCAGCTGGAATTATGAAAAGAAGAAGAAGATATGAAACTACAATAAAATAAAATATAATTTTTCCTAAAATACCGCCATTAACATATAGATTGTATAAGAAACCTAATACTAACCAACCAGGTGGTAAACAAAAGAATAAAAAAGTAAAAAATAAAATTGTACAAATTAAAACACTTAAAAAAATTGGATGTCTTTTTATAATATATAAATAATTAGTATTTTTTTGATTGTTATTCATTAATTTACCTCCTCTTCTTATTTTCTATAATAATACAATTTTTTTATATAAAAGTCAATGAATTTTATAGGAGGTGATATGCTTGGCACACGATATGAGTTTAACTTGGCAATTGGGAATTGTTGGAGTAAGTGGAGCTCTAAAATCATTTTCAGATGTTACAGATAAATTAACAACAGTTAAAAATTCAACAAAGGATTTAATTGAAACACAGGAAAAATTAAAAGGAATAGATAAAATAAGTGAATCATATGGAAAAGCCACTAGAAAGTGGGCAGAAGCTACTAAACAATTAGCTAAATTGAAGGAAGAATATGAAAAATCTGGAAAAGGAAATGCAGAATTTGCTAAAAAAGTGAAAGAAGCTGAGAAGTATGTTGAAAGATTAAACACTCAAAAACAAAGGCAGGCTCATTTTTTTAAAGCAGCTAGAAGTGAACTTGAAAAAGAAGGATTGAAATTAGAAGGATATAAAAAGAGGTTAAAAGAAGTTAATAGTGAATTAGCAAGACAAACTCAATATAAAAAAGATTTAAATTATGCTAATAGTATTAGTAATTATGGAGACCAACTTTATCAAAAAGGAAGTCAACAAATCATAACTGGACTAGCATTTGGAAAGGTAGCATTAAGTCCTATTAAAGAATATGCTAGATTAGAAGAAGCACAAGCAGATTTGAAAAAAATGATAGAGTTCAAGGATAAAGCTGAAGAACAGGCATATTTTAATAAAATAAGGCAAGTTTCTGAAAATTCTCCATTACAGCAAACAGAAGTATATGAAATAGCTGGTGCTGCCGCTCAAGCTGGAATAGCAAAAGAAGATATTGTTGAATTTACAGAAAGAGCGATGAAATTAAAAGTAGCTTTTGATATGAGTACAGAGGCATCGGGAGAATTTATTGCCAAAAGTAAGGAGCAGTTAGGATTGAGTCAAGAGCAAACTTTTGCATACGCAGATACTATTAATTTTTTATCCGATAATTCAGCAGCTAAAGCTAATCAATTGGTTGAAATCTCAAATAGAGTAGGAGGATTAGCAAGAACGCAAAATATTTCTAAGGAAACCAACTTAGGTTTTGCTACAACTCTTTTATCTATGGGGAAAAGTGCCGAAGTAGCAAGTACGGGGTTAAAACAGCTTTATTTAGAACTAGGAAAAGGTGCTGATTCAAAAAAGAAAATGGAAGCTTTTAAATATTTAGGATTAAATCCCAATACAATAAATAAAGAAATGGCAGAAGATGCTGAAGGAACTATCATTAAGGTTTTAGAAAAAATTGATAAGTTAAAAGCTGAAGATAAAGCGGCCGTGTTAAATGATCTGTTTGGAGAACAAGCGATTGATAGTGTAGCAACCCTTGCTAACAATATAGATAAAGTTAAAGAGAATTTAGCTTTGGCTCACTCAGAAATGACTGCGGGTTCTGTAGACAAAGAATATGCTAATAGAATGAATACCTTAAAAAATATTTTTGAGCAGACTAAAAACACACTAGTAAATGGACTTGCTGATATTGGTGAAGCCATAGGTCCACAATTAAAAGAATCTTTAAAGGGTTGGAGTGAAATATTTCAATCTTTGGGAAATTTTGCTAGAACCCATCCAAAATTAATGTCAGGAATAATAAAAGTTATAGGAGCTATAGCGATTTTTAATTTATCTATGGGGTTAACAAATAGATTTGTCACAGGTCCACTTACTAAGACATTTGCTTGGCTTTTGAAATTTGGTAACCATTTTAAATTTGGTGGGCTAATGCATGCTTTAAAAAAGATGTTTCCGCTAACTAGTGGAATTTTTAAAGCTTTTAAAATTTTAGGTTCTGGAATTGGAAAAGTTTTCTTAAAATCTGGAAAATTTTTACTGAAATTTGGGGGTATCATTGGAAAGGTTTTAGGAAGTGGATTTTTAAAGATTATAAAAGTTATAAAAATGGTTGGCTTAGCATTAAAAGCTGCTTTCATAGCTAATCCTGTTGGACTTATAATTGTAGCTATTGTGGCTGTTATTGCTATCTTTGTTCTATTGTATAAGAAGTGTGAATGGTTTAGGAAAGGAGTAGATAAAGCTTGGAAAGCTATAAAAGAAGGATTTAAAGCTACTTGGACTTGGATAAAAAATAAATTTCATGCATTAATGGAGCTAGGAGCTAAAGTATGGGCTAAGATTAAAGAGTATAAGGCTCTATTTATACCATTTATAGGAATTTTTGTAGTATTATATCAAAAATGCGAATGGTTCAGAAATGGAGTAAATGCTATATGGAAGGCTATAAAAAATGCTTTCTCTAACACATGGCAATGGATAAAAGATAAATTCAATGCTTTAATTGAAATTGGGTCTAATGCATGGAATGGACTAAAGAACAGTGCTACTGTTATCATAGATAAGATTAGAGAAGCTTTCAGTGGATTCTTTGACTGGATAAATAAAAAATGGGAAAGCCTTAAAAACCTTGGTTCTAAATTAAATCCTTTTAACTGGTTTAAAGGAGAAGGAGAAGTAGCCCAAAACTACTCAGGTACTAACTACTTTGGCGGTGGACTTACAACTCTTGCTGAAAGAGGTGCTGAACTTGTAGAAATGAATAATAGCTCTTACCTAGTAAATTCTCCAGTTATGGCTAATTTACCTCGTGGAGCTAGAATTCTTAACAATTCACAAACTAGAAGCTCTTTGTCTTCAAGAGTATCATCGCTAAAAGATAGAATTAGAAGTATTTCAAATGACTCAAGAACTACGGTTGGTGGAGATACTATAACTATCAACATTAATGGTGGTTCTGGAAGTGCTACAGATATTGCTAGAGAAGTTAAAAGAGTAATTGAAGAAATACAAAGTAAGAAGAGAAGGACGGCGATAATATGAGAAAAGTAAAAGTCTATAAAACAGTGAGTGGAGATACCTGGGACTTGATAAGTTATAAATTATATGGTTCAGAACAGTATTTCCATCAACTTATGAGAGCTAATCTTAATTTACTATCTATCGCCGTATTTGATTCTAATATACCTATCATAGTACCTGAAATTACACCCGTCGCAAGTGCTGTAGAAACATCTAAACTGCCACCATGGAAAAGATAAAGTGTAGCAATATTGATATAGATACTTTATTTAGGGATTAAATCTACAAAGAGCAGTGTAAAAGCTGCTCTTTTTTATTGCAAAAAGGAGGCTGATAGAAATGGGATAGCAAGAAATATAAAGATATTAGTTTTCTATGAAGGAGTAGATATTACAGAAGAAATACAGCCTAGTATTTCATCAATGACTTACACAGATAACTCAAAAAATGCTGTAGATGACTTAGAGTTAGACCTGGAAAATTTAGATTATAGATGGCTCAACGAATGGTATCCTGATGAAAATTCAAGACTTTTAATAGGGATCCAGCAAAACGAAAATGGGATATCTAAGTTCTTAGACCTTGGAATTTTCTATGTAGATGAACCTACTTTTAATAACCAAAGATTATCATTGAAATGTCTGGCATTGCCATTAGACCAAACTATTAGAGAGCAGGTTAACAGTGTTGCATGGGAAAAAATAACTCTATCAGAACTTCTATCTAAAATAGCAACTAAGCATGAACTAGATTATGAGTTACATTGTGATAATGCCTTCTTTGACAGACTGGACCAAGATAGAGAAACAGACTTAGGATTTTTAAAAAGAATTCTATCTGAAACAGCTCTAAGTTTGAAAGTTACTGATGATAAGCTAATAGTCTTTAATGATGAGTCATTAATTGATAACGATAATATTGATGTTTTTAATATTAAAGATTTTCGTATTAGAAGCTTTACACTAAAGAAGAAAAATCAAGGAGTTTACGACAAAGTCGAGGTTAGTTATTATGATGCAGATAAGAAGAAGCACATTGTTGAGACAATTACAAAAGAAGAACTTGAGAAAAGAAATGAGGTAAAAAATGCTTGATGATGGAGGATATATAGCTTTTAAAGAGAAAGCAGATAAAACAAAAACTAAAAAAAGAGTTAAAAAAGCTAAGACAAAAAAGATTAAAACTAAAGGAAAATCTCAAGCTAAGAAAGTGGCCGAGAAAACTTTAAAGGATAGTTTAAAGCAAGAGTACTCTATAAACTTAACAGTTGACGGAGATGTTAAATACTGTGCAGGTTGCATTATAGAACTAGACGATAGCTTTGGTAGATTTGCTGGGAGATATGTAATTGATAAAGTTACTCACAATATCGATGGAGACTACACTTGTGATATAGAAGCTTTTAAAGTTGGTGCTAGACAAAATGCAGAAGAGAGAGCAAAAGCACTAGATAAAGCTAAAAAAGATAAGGCAGAGAAAGAAAAGGCTAAAACTGCAAATACAAGAAAAAAAGAAAGAGAAACAAAAAAAGCAAATAAGATTAAAAATAAAAAAGGTGGTGAGTAAGAATGCTGGATATCTTGAAGCAAGGGGAAGTAAATGATATAGACATAGCTAATGGTAAAGCAAGAGTTATATTTCCAGACAGGGATAATAAAATCTCAGATTGGTTAAATATCCTGGTTCCATTCTCAGAATCACATTCGGATAACTATCATTTAGCAAAAGGGCAAACAGTTATAGTCTTATCATTACCAGATATGATGGAGCAAGGTTACATCTTAGGCTGTCCTATGAGACCTTCTGAAATTTCAGAAGGAGAAGTAAAAAGGGCATTCTCAGATGGTGGATTCTATTCTTACAAAGATGGAGTTTTGACATTATCGCCTATCACAAAAGTAGTTATTACCGCAGACGTAGAGATTAAAAAGACACTAACAGTTGATGGAGATACTACTTTTAAATCTAATACAGATACTAAAGGTACAGCTATGTTAAATGGCATTAATCTTAACTCACATACTCACTCAGGGATACAACCTGGAAACAGTAATACAGGAGGCCCATCATGATTGGAAGTTTAGGAGACATAATTTTTTACGCTAGTGACTTAAATGTTTTTTCTTTAAAGAAAGAATTATCAAGAAGTAGAAAGGCTAAAATTACTCAACATGAGCCTATTTATGGGATTGGTAAAGTTAGACAGCAAGGTAGAGAACTTATGGAAGTTAGTTTATCGATAGAATTAATAGCTGGACTTACTAAAGCTCCAAGTTTACATCTACAGATGTTAAAAGACTTTATGGACTTAGGAAAATTCGCTCCTTTAATTCTTGGGTATCATGTCATAGGAGAGTTTCCATTTCTAATAACTGGGATAGACGAAACACTATCGCATTTCAATGCTGCAACAGGAGAGTTTGACTACATTAACTTAGATATAACTTTACTTGAGTATGTAGATGACCCTTTACAGTATCAAAAAAAGATAGAGTACAGACAAACTGCTAAGACTATTCTTGGAGTTGAGTATGAGGACACTGTAAAAAATCTACAAAAGAAGGTGTTTAAACTATGATATTTTTGATAAATTCTAAAGATGAAATAAACTATAACCCACAAAATGAGATAGAAGATGTAGTAAGAAATGTACATATGATACTAAGAGTTACAAAGGAAGAACAGCCGTTAATGAGAGATTTTTCTTTAGATAGTGATGTAGTTGACAAGAACATTCCTGTTATTAAGAATAAGCTTATAGGCTTACTAATGACTAATTTAAAGAAGTATGAACCAAGGGCCCTGCTTAAAAATTTAGATTTAAAGTTAGAAAATAATGACTTAGAAATAATGCTAGAAATAGAGGTGATTGTATGATAGACGATACTTATGAAATTATCGATGCTAATGCTGAAGAACTGAGACAGCAAATGCAAGAAAAGTTTGAAGAACTTAGTGGAAGAAAAATCTCTAAACACTCGCCCGAGGGATTAATCTTTGCTAGTGTTGCTTATCTTATAGCTATGAGAGAAGAGAACTACAATGATAATCTAAAACAGAATTACTTAAAATATGCTAGAGATTATAGACTAGATTTGTTAGGAGATAGATACGGAGATAGAGGGCTAAGACTAGAAGAGCAATATGCTAAAGCTACTTTTAGATTTTCTATCATATCTACTAAGCAAAAGAAAATAGTAATCCCAAAGGGGAGCTTAATCAGATATAATGACCTTTATTTTGAGACGAATGAAGAGTATTCTATTGCAGAAAATACCTTATATGTAGATGGAATTGCTACTTGTAAAACACCAGGAACAATAGGGAATAATATCCCAGTAGGTCATATCAATACAATGGTTGACTTATATCCTTACTTTTCTAAAGTAGAAAATATCACTGTTTCTAATGGCGGTACAGACTTGGAAGAAGACGAAGTCTATAGAGAAAGATTAAGATTAGTACCTGACTCTTTTTCTGTTGCAGGTTCAGAAGGGGCTTATGTGTTCTGGACATTATCCACTTCTCCAGAGATAGTTGATGTTACGGTTAAAAGTCCGAAGCCTTGCGAAGTTGATATCTACGTACTTACAAAAGATGGAGTTCCCTCTGAAGAGTTGAGAAACCAAGTATTAAAAGTTGTAAACTCAGATGAAATAAGACCTTTGACAGATAAGGTTACTATAAAAAGCCCTGAAGTTGTAGATTACAAAGTTGAATTTGATTATTACATAAATAAAGCTGATGAAATTAATGTTAACTCTATAAAAGCTAAAGTACAAACAGCCGTAAATGAGTATGTAGAATGGCAAAAAAATAAGTTAGGTAGAGATATAATACCTGACGAGTTAATCAAAAGATTAAAGCTTGCAGGAGTAAAGAGAACAGTTATAACATCTCCAGTTTACAAAAAGCTAGAACCTCATCAGTTTGCTAAGTGTAATGCTAGTGTAGTAGTCAATTATCTAGGAGTTGAAGACATATGATATTAATAGATGACTTGAAATTAACAGACATTGCTGCAGTATCTACTTTAGATGATGCTACAACCAAATGGATATATGAGTCTATAGACTTCGTCTTGAGAGGTAGAAACTCTATCATAAACAGTGAGTTAAAAAAGCTAGAAATGATAGATTTGATGAATGAGCAAGAGATTAATATGCTCTTATGGGAATACTCTATCTACACTAAAAATGCAACTCTTGAAGAAAAGAAAAAGATAGTTAAAAGGGCTATATTTTCTAAAATTAATGCAGGTACAACTAAGGTATTAAAAGATGTGTGTGGACTACTGTATAAAGGTTTTGATGTAAAAGAATGGACAGACTATAATGGTAAACCAGGCACTTTTAGAATCTATACTGATAAGAAAATAACAGACCCTAGTGAGTATAGAGAGTTGATGGAAAACATAGAAGCTAATAAGAATGTTAGAAGCCATTTAGACTATATAGAGCTGAAGCAGATAAACACATCTAAATACTACATATCTGGTTTTAAAGAAGTAACATTATTAGCAACTAAGGAAAATAAAAAGAAAGACTTTACTGTAAATAATGCTATTTATATCAAAGGATACAAGCAAATAATAGGAGGTATTAGCAAATGAAATTCAATGGAATAACGAAAAAAGGTAGAGAATACTTGGCTAAAATTCAGGCAGAGAACAAGCCGATTAACTTTGCTAAGATTAAAATAGGTGATGGTAGACTAGATAACTATGATAACCCAGCAGAGCTAGAACATTTGATTAATCAAAAAGTTGAGAAAGGAATTCTGACTTTAAACCAGGAACATGACACAGTTATTTTGACTACTAACATTGATAATGTGAGTCTTAGAACAGGGTATTATCCAAGAGAAATAGGTGTGTTTGTTAATGACAATGAACAAGAGATAATGTACTATTACATGAATGATGGAGACGAAACTTCTTGGATTCCACCAGAAACTGACGGTCCATTTAAGATAGAATTGAAACTTAATTTAATTGCATCTAATGCTCAGTCTATTGTAGTGGAAGGAGTGGGAAAAGATCTATACATCACAAAAGAATTCTTAGAAACTAACTATACACAAAAAGGTGGGTATACAGGAACAGCTCAAGAAATTGATGATAGAGTAGTTTCTGCACTTGGAAAAGAAGATGGGAAATTTCCATTATCCGAAGCAGTAAAGGGGAATGTTTACTATTTCCCAGGAAACAAGAAATTCTACATTTGTAAAGAAGCTCAAAACAGAAGAGTAAGTGTTCCAGATGGGAACTTTGAAGAACTATCAATATGGGAAAATCGTAAGAGATTGGAAAATTTATTCACAAAATATGGAAATTTTTCAACAGATAATGCAAAAATTAGCGGAAATATTTCTTTAGTATTTAAGAACTCAAATTCAGATATTTTGAATCAGAAATTTTCAGTTACAGAAAATGGCTTATACTTTATATCTGCAACTCAAAGAGTTACAAATACTGTTGATACATCTGAAGCTGTAAAAATATTAAAAAATTCTGAATTACTTACAAGACACGATTTTAATATACCAATTGTTAATAGTAGAAGAGAAACTAATGTAACATTATCTACAATCGTATATTTGACAACAAGTGATATAGTTCTCATTATGAGAAGTAACTGCGATTATGTCTGTAGACAGAGAGATTTATTAATCTTTAAATTAATCTAATATATAGAAAGTATCTAAGTACATACTTTCAGCTACATCTAATTTTGATAAAACATATAAATTTCCTGTATTTGCATCATAACGAGTTCTTGCTGTTCGCCCACTTGGATTAGAAATTATTATTTTTAAATTAAAAGTTTTTGGCCTATATTTTTCTGGAAAATTAAATAACAAAGTTCCATCATTTATAGTGTTTGACACTCCTGAAGGGATATCTAGAAAAACATGACAAACGTTTCCTGTTTTAGAAAAAATTAAACTTGAATATCTAGTTCCAGCGGTTTTATTTACAGATTCATATTTGATTAAATTTTCCAGTTATTCTTTTTGAGCCATAATAATAATATTTAGAACATTGTTCCCCGTAGCAATTGTATCTGGCCATCTTTTTGTTACAACAGAATTATCAAGAATAACAGCACTAAATAAAACTTGATTAATTATATCTTCAGAACTTACTAAAATTATTGCATTTGATATTTTAAAAGGTAGTTCATAAATATATTTATTTGCAGAGTAATCAACTCTTTTTCTTAAAGAAAGAAATACTTGCTTATTAGAAAACTCTAATATATTCCAATCTTTTAAAGAATAAGAACTATATAAATTTTCCATAGTGGAAAATCTATGTAAAATTGAACATAAATCTGATTACGATGTTTTAACAATTTTAAATATAAAAATTGTTACAGGCTCTTTAGAGACAAAAGGAGCTTATGCTTCAAAAACATTAGTAGCGGAGGGGTTTAGTTTTAAAAATTCTATAGTTATGGCTACTGCTAAAAAAGATAATTGTTCTGTTGCAGTTATACATAGTGGAGATAATTTAGACTTTTCTACTCTAGATGCAACTAGTGGAAATATTCAAAACGGTATTTGCAAAGTTGATTTCTTTATACTTTTGAAATAATAGAAATTTAGAATTAATAGCCTATTGCCAAGCAATAAAATGCTCCTGTCCCAATAGCATTGTTTGAAGAAAACCCATTTTTATCATAGGCTTCTAACGCTGGTTCTGTATCTCTTAAACCATCATTTTCCACAAGGATACAGATTAAGCATCTATTTGGAAACGGTTTATCGAAGTTGTATCTATTTTTCCCTGTTTTCGATGAGAAACCAATAACTTTAATTATAAGTCCACCTAAATTTGCATTGAAATAATCACCTTTATCTAAAGTGATTAGATTTTCCATTATTTTAAGAATGTATAATAAACCTATCAAAATTAGGAGGTTTTAATTATGCAATTAATGATTTTAGAAAATTTAAAGAAGGAAAATGTGGATGTTTATTTAGAGTATCTAAATAGTTGCAAGAGCAGTAATTGGGAAACTTGGGAGACTACATACAAAACGTACTGTAACAATTTTAAATTATTTCTAATTTGGTTTCAGAAGGCTTATAAAAATAAGTTACTTCTAAGTAAAGAAACCTTACTAGAAATGCCAACTATAATGGAAAATTACAGGAATTACTGTAGAAGTTTAGGGAATAGCAAAAGAACTTTGATGAACAAAACTACGGCAATATCTACTTTTTATGCTTGGTGTGTTCGTAGAAATAAGATTAAATACCATCCTTTCGATAGCAAATTAGATAGACTTAGATTTACAGAAAAAGATAAGGTTAGAAGTTCTTATTTTCTTACTACAGAACAAATATTGACAGTTCGCTTATATATGCAAGTAGAATCTAAGAAATATGATTTGCAAGACAGAATATTATGGGAATTGTTCTTAGATAGTGCTTGTCGGATTAGTGCTATTCAGAATTTAAAAATGGAACAACTGGACTTAGAAAATGGCTATTTTAGAGATGTTAAAGAGAAAGAGGGCTATATAGTTAATGCTTTCTTTTTCCAAAAATGCAAGGAACTTATAAAAGAATGGATACTCTATAGAGCAGAAAATGGAATAGATATAGATTGGTTTTTTGTTACTAAGTATGGAAAAGAACATAAGCAAATGACACAAGGAGCAATTAGAAACAGGATTAGAAAGTTAGGGAAAATTATAGGTATTGAGGATCTATATCCTCATACATTAAGGAAAACAGCTATAAATTTAATCAATAATTTGGCTGGATTAGGTTTAGCAAGTAGCTATGCTAATCATTCTAGCAGTGGAGTTACAAGTAAGCATTACATTGCAAAAGCTAATCCAACAGAGATAAGAAATAGCATTATAAATGCAAGAAAAAAGTTAGGTATTTTTTAGTTAAATATTATAGAGATTTTCAAATTTATTCAGTTTTTTATATTTAAAATTGCAGATTTGAGTGCTTATTATATGAAATTCTCACTTTTTATATTTAAGAAAAATTATAAAAATATGCTCAAAGCTACAAAATAAAACTATAAATTCTTTATAAATTTGAAAATCTACTCACATTTGAAAGGAGAGATGTTATGTTTTACATTTATTCAAAAGAGAAAAAATCAAGACTCGCATTCACTGTTAATTTAACAGCAGATGAAGTTATGCAATTCATGGAAGGTAATTTATTCCTGGATTATCCAGAACTTACTCCGTCACAATATGTTGTAATTGAAAGAAATGAAGCTTTCAAATATCCAACATATGACGAAGCAAAAAACACTATAAGAGAGATGACTAGAGAAGAACTTATAGAAGAAGATATCGAAGTTCAACTCGCTCCTGGAGAGTACGTAGAAGATAAGAAATTAAAGGTTGTACCACAACCAAGCTCTTATCATACGTGGAACACATCTACACATACTTGGGATATAGACATGGAAGATGTTAAAAGAACTTTCAGACACAAGTTCAGGGAAATTCTACTAGATAAGATGTTTGGAAGTTATGATTGTAATGGAAAAGTATTCCAAATGAAAGAATATGATGAAATTAACTTTATGAGAGTAAAGATGGCTTTAGATATAGCTGGAGAAATAGATGACTACGATGAAATTAAACAAGCCCTAGATGATTTAGGTATTCTAGTAGATGCAGAACTAGAAGAAAAAATCAAAATGGTTATGAGAGCAGGAAAATTAAAGCAACTTTTAAAATCTTTACCAACTCAATGGAGATTAAAAGATAATTCTATTGCATCTATTTCGCTTGGAGAATTAATCCAAATTTACTTCTCTTGGATCCGTAGAGTTATGTCTGCACAAAAGAAATATACAGCCATAACTAAGAAAATAAGGGAGGTTTCAACAGTTGAAGAACTAGAAGCTATTAAATGGGATTAAATAAATTAAAGGTAGTTTTATATGGCTACCTTTTTTTAATTGGGTTAAACAGGCTTTCACAAGGTCATTTTTAGGAGGTGATTTTAAATGTATACATTATCAGAAACAAGTTTAAAAATGCTGAAAGGAGTGCATCCAAACCTGGTAAATTTTATGACAGAGCTTATAAAAATAAGTCCTTGGAACTTTAAGATTACAGCAGGGGTTAGAACAGCAGCAGAGCAAAATTTAGAATATCAAAAAGGCAGAACCGCTCCAGGATTTAAAGTAACCAATGTAGATGGGCATAAACTAAAATCTAATCATCAGATTAAATTTGATGGGCTAGGATATGCTGCGGACATTGGTGTTTTAGTAAAAGAAAAAGTAAAAGTATCTGTTATGGAAAATGGAAAAAAAGTAGAAAAGATTATAGAAAAGGACGTTTACAAAGGAACTTGGAAAGATTTCCATTACTATCAAGACATCTATAATACAGCTAAAAATGCGGGATTATTAGAAAAGTATGGGATTGAATGGGGAGGTAATTGTTGGAGAACTTTTAAAGACGCTCCACACTGGCAAATAAAAGGGGCAGACAGAGTTGCGTATAAATAATATTAGGAGGCTAAAAAATGGAAAGTTTTTTAGAAAGAATAATAAAAGAAAAAGATGACTTACAAGAGAAAATAATTAAGCTGGATAAATTCTTTACTACAGATACTTTTGAAAATCTGTCTCCAGTAGAGAAAATGCACTTAAAAGACCAAATGCGGTATATGAGTGCATACCTTAGTACTTTAAGACAAAGAATTAATTTCTATGAAAGCAAGGAGGGAAAATATGGAAATGTCTAGATTAAATACTATGCCGATTGATGATAAATATTGGGAAGTTTTAGAAGATTATACTTACAGAACATCTAAGGGACTTGTGACTGTCCCAAAGGGTTTCAGAACGGATTATGCATCAGTTCCAAGAATTTTTAGAAATATAATTAACAGTTCTGGAAAACATGGGAGAGCTGCTGTAGTCCATGACTGGCTATATTCTAGTAAATGTACTTTAGATGTAACTAGAGAAGAGGCAGATCAAGTTTTTTTAGAAATTATGACAGAATGGGGAGTGGGTGTAATTAAAAGAAATTTAATGTATAGAATGGTTAGACTTTTTGGAGCTAGCCATTTTAGAAGAGGTGAGTAGATGGAAGATTTTTTTATAAGTGCTAAAAATGGAATTGCTATGGTTTGGACTGGTTGGATATCTGTTCTTGTTTGGGCTTTAGGGGGCTTTGACTTATCCGTAAGAGTCTTAGTATTTCTTATGCTAGTGGATTATGTAACTGGAATTTGGGCTGGATACATAACTAAAACAGTTAATAGTGCTAGAGCCTATAAAGGTATAAGTAAGAAAGTCTTTATACTTATAATAGTTTCATGTTCCTCAGTTATAGAGCAGCTTGTGCCTAACGTTGGAATCCGTAATTTGGTTATAGTTTTTTATGTGGCTACAGAGTTTTTATCTGTTATAGAAAATGCAAGTAAGCTAGGATTGCCTATTCCTGAAAAATTAAAAATTGCATTAGAGCAATGTAAGGGAGATAAATGTAATTCTAAAGACGCGGATCCAAAAAATATTAAGCCAGAAAAATTAAAAGAGAAAGATTTTGATGAAGAAATTAAATAAAATAATGGGGGTAGATTTTATACTACCCCGTCTTTTTTTGTTGCTTTAAATATAGAATTTATCGATAATTAAAAAAATAAAAAAATTTATAAAAAAGTGTTGACATCTGTAATTACATATGATATTATATACACATAGAAAGAAAGATAAATAAAACTAAAAAAAATTTAAGGAGGAATCAAAATGGCAACAAGAGTATTTAAAAGAGATGGAAAGGTTTTTACAGAAACAAAATACAATAAAGAATTCGTAGAATTTGCAAGAAGTAAAAAAGCTAAATGGGATGGAAAATATTGGGCCTTCAGCGAAGAGTTTGAAGAAGAAGTAATGGCTAAGGTAGAAGAAATTTATGGAGAAACTAAAAAAGCTAAATACGATGCAGATGTAGCATTTCAAACTTTAATAGACGATAAGGCTACTTGGGGAGAAATTCCAAAGGATTTACAAGAAAAAATGCTAAAAGGAAATGGAAAAAATAAATTCATAGAAAGAAATGGAAAATTATGGTATAAATGGTCAGCACTAGCATTTGAAAGTGGTTATTCAATAAAAGAAGATGGAACAGTTGAAATAGATGATAATGCAGTTTTTGTAGAATTTAAAAAATAAAAATATAGAGCTGGATGAAACACTCCAGCTCCACAAATTAAAAATTAGGAGGATAAAATGGAAAGATTAGAGTATGAAATTACAAGAGATTTTATAGTAGATTTGGGAAATTTTTTAGAAGATAAGAATCCAAAAAATTTCAACTGGGAATTTATTAGAGATAAATATTATTTATTTAAGGGAGAAAACTTTTCTAATATAAGAGAATTAGAACTTAATGCAAGATTTATAAAATCAGCAATTGTAGAAAAAGAAAGTAATCAGCATTCTTACAAATTTGATCAACTTAACATAAAATATTTAATCTTAACTTATAACATCATAAAAGATACTGATTATATAGATGATTTTAATGACGTAGTAAGTAATTGCTATTTACAAATTTTTAAAAATATAGTAGATTTTAACAAAATCGAAAACACTCTTTATATAAAGAATTGTGATATTTTTGATTTTTTAGAAAAAGAAGATTATAAAAGTCAATTGCTTAGAATAGTTGATCTAATACACGAAGAAGATGAAACTTTTAAACTAGTAATAGTTCCACCCAAATATTAAAAAAGAGCCAGTTTTAGCTGGCTCAAATAGAAAGAAAGATAATTCCTAAAACTTTTAGGAGTTACCTTCTTCCATTATATCAAAAAGGAGAAAAAATGGCAAGAAACGGATTTAGTAATCCTGAGCAAAGAAAAAAAGCTCAAGACACATATGAAAAAACAGAAAAAGGAAGGCTAGCGAGGGCAAGAACTAATTCTAAAAATGGTGCTAAACGCTTCATAGAAGAGTTTGCAACAAAAGAAGAATTAGAAGCTTTATTAATAAAAATAGAAGAAAAATTAAAAGCAGGAAATTAATCCTGCTTTTTTCTAATATAGTGATACTTTATTTTGTGGCGAATATAACATCAAACTAATCGGACTTTAAATTCCAATCTGGAAAAACATAAAGGCTTTAAAATAAACCATTATTAATTTTAAATTCCAATATGATAATATACTTAAAGTATATCATAAACTAAAAATATTTTCAATTTAAATCTGTTATGTAACATCTGTTATAAATGTTATAAAAGAAACAGATGACGGATATGATACAATTGATGTGTTCTATCCCAAACTAAGAAAATAGAAAAAATAAAAGCAGTTGAAATATATCGCTTTTTTCTTACAACAGACAAAAAACAGACAATTCAAAATACATTACGGTATAATCTCTAGTAGAATACCATTATCTTATTATCCATTCCTAGGCACCATTTTATTTATAAGCATTGATGAATTATCATTAATGTTTTTTTTTATACAAAAATAATAAAAAATTATGAGGTGAGTTATTTGAAAAAAACAAAAATAGTTTGTACTATTGGTCCTGTGACTGAATCAGTAGAAACTTTAAAAGAGCTATTAAATAGAGGAATGAATGTAATGAGATTAAATTTTTCTCATGGGGATTACGAAGAACATGGAACAAGAATAAAGAATTTTAGACAAGCTATGTCTGAAACTGGAAAAAGAGCAGGTCTATTACTAGATACTAAGGGACCTGAAATAAGAACAATGTCTTTAGAAGATGGAAAAGATGTAAGTATAAAAGCTGGGCAAAAATTTACATTTACAACAGATCAATCAGTTGTTGGGAATAGTGAAAGAGTTGCAGTAACTTATCCAGACTTTGCAAAAGACTTAAAAGTTGGAGATATGATTCTTGTAGATGATGGTCTAATAGAATTAGATGTTACAGAAATAAAAGGAAATGAAGTTATATGTATAGCTAGAAATAATGGAGAATTAGGACAAAAGAAAGGTATAAATCTACCTAATGTTTCTGTTAATTTACCAGCTTTATCTGAAAAAGATATAGAAGATTTAAAATTTGGTTGTAAAAATAATATAGATTTCGTTGCAGCTTCATTCATAA